TCCCTCTTCATAAATATGATAATTAAAATGCAGGTAATTCTAATGTAGGTCCAGGTTGAGGTCCCAAAAATAAATTTTCTTGAGTTTTATAATAATTTACACGAATTCCTGGTGTAGCGGGAACAGGTGGCAAGGGATTTATTATATTACTGGCTAACTGATTGTCTTTATATAATGCTCCACAAAATTCAGCAGGAGCACATGTTCCTTCATCTGGATTTCTATTATATCTTATATTATTTGTTATTTGAGCATAAGAACCCAGTTTGAAAATTGGATAATACCACCAAATATTAGAATACTCATTATCAGTCACTACTTTTCTACCAGTAGATGGATATTCATTCATTAAAAGACCTGGTTCATCAATACTCGAAGGAAATGATCCTTCCTCATAACCTTCTTTAAATGTTACTAAACTATATGCACTTACTACTATTAATATTAATAAAATTACAAATAAAATTGTCATTCCTTTATTCATCTATTATATATATTTGATATATTTTTATCAAAGATATATAAATTATAAAAATTATACTATTTTGAAAAATTTGATTTAAAATTAAATTATATAGATATATAATGAGTCAACAATTTGTAAAACACAATATGGATATGCGTGTCACAAAAAGAAATAATCAACTTGAGGACATTTCATTTGATAAAATATTAAATAGAATTAAAAAAATAGGACAAGAAGTTGATATATACATTAATTATTCATCACTTGCTATGAAAGTTATCGATCAATTATATGATACTATTCCAACCAGTAAAATTGATGAGTTAACTAGCGAACAATGTGCGGTTCTTTCTACTATGCATCCTGATTATGGAATTATTGCGGGTAGAATTTTTGTCAGCAATCATCAAAAAAATACATTATCGTCTTTTTACGAAACAATGTCTAAATTATATTTTTTTACAGATATTACCGGCAAACATTGTCCACTTATATCAGAACAATCATGGATTGTTATTGAAAATAATAGAGTAGAATTGGATAACATGATTGATTATAATCGCGATTATTTGTTGGAATATTTTGGTCTTAAAACTTTGGAAAGAGCCTATTTGTTTCGAGTGAATGATGTGATTATTGAACGACCACAACATATGTGGCTACGAGTAGCTGTCGCAATTCATGGTAATGACATGAACGCGGTAAAAAACACATATGAATTAATGTCACAAAAATATTTTACTCACGCAACACCGACATTATTCAATGCATGCACACCAAGACAACAATTATCATCGTGTTATTTGATTGCAATGGAAGATGATAGTTTGGATGGTATTTATAATACACTTCATGATTGTGCAAATATTTCCAAATGGGCTGGAGGTATTGGACTCCATATTCATAATATTCGTGCCAATAATTCAATGATAAGAGGAACGAATGGAAAATCAACTGGAATTGTACCTATGTTAAAAGTATTTAATGATACTGCCCGATTTATTAACCAAGGTGGAAAACGAAATGGATCATTCGCGATTTATTTAGAGCCTTGGCATGCTGATATTGAGGATTTCTTGGAAATGAAAAAAAATCACGGTGACGAAGAAATGCGTGCTCGAGATCTTTTTTATGCTCTTTGGATTCCCGATTTATTCATGGATCGTGTAAAAAATAATGCAAAATGGTCTTATTTTTGCCCAAATGAATGTCCTGGTTTAGACGATGCTATTGGTGATAAATTCAAAGAACTTTATGAAAAATATGAATTGGACGGAAAAGCCAGAAAAACAATTAATGCTAGAGATTTATGGTTTAAAGTTCTCGATTCGCAAATGGAAACAGGTACACCGTATCTCTTGTATAAGGATTCAGCCAATTTAAAATCGAACCAACAAAATCTCGGTACCATTAAAAGCAGTAATTTATGTACAGAGATTATTGAATACTCAGATGACAAAGAAACTGCCGTTTGTAATTTGGCATCGATTGCTCTTCCATCGTTTGTTGATGAAGCAACAAAGTTATTTAATTATGAAAAGTTGCACGATGTCACCAAAGTAGTTACTGATAATTTAAACAAAATTATTGATATCAACTTTTACCCTACACCAAAAACTCGTCGCAGTAATTTATTTCATCGTCCTATTGGAATCGGTGTTCAGGGGTTAGCCGATACATTTATTATGATGGATTTAGCGTATCATAGTGATGAAGCAAAAGAAGTCAATAAAATGATTTTTGAAACAATTTATCATGCTTCTCTTGAAAAAACTAATGAAATTGCAATTCAACGCAAAGAAGGAATGAGTGAAGTTGTAAATCAATTATCGCAAGTTAGTTATTCGGTTGATGATGATTATTTATTTACAAGTGAAATAACGGATGATTTACATTATCTAAATCCAATACAAAAAGAGATTCAAGGTTTAGATGTCGAATGTATTGGTGCATATAGTTCTTTTAAAGGATCACCTGCATCAAAGGGTATACTTCAATTTGATATGTGGAATGTCGAACCATCTACAAGGTACGATTGGACGACTTTAAAACAATCCATTATGAAACATGGTATTCGTAATTCGTTATTATTAGCACCAATGCCTACAGCAAGCACTTCACAAATTCTCGGATACAATGAGTGTTTTGAGCCATTAACAAGTAATATTTATAGTAGAAGAACATTAGCAGGTGAATTCTTATTAGCAAATAAATATTTGATGAAAGAGCTTATTGGCATAGGATTATGGAATGAAAAAATCAAAAATAATATTATTGCAAATAAAGGAAGTATTCAACAATTGACAATTTTGTCGGAACATATTCGAAATAAATATAAAATAGTTTGGGAGATGCCAATGAAACATTTGATCGATATGTCAGCAGATCGTGGTGCATATATTTGCCAGAGTCAAAGTTTGAATTTGTGGTTGGAGGATCCAAATTATAATTCATTAACTTCGATGCATTTTTATTCTTGGAAAAAAGGTTTAAAAACTGGTATTTATTATTTAAGACGCAAAGGAAAACATCAAGCACAACAATTTACCTTAGAACCGGAAAAAAATGAGACACAAGAATCGACGACAACTGACGAAAATAATATTTGTGAGATGTGTTCTGCATAAATATCAATACCATGTAATATTAATTATATTAGCTACTTAAAGATATTGTTGGTATATTATTATTATGAAGTTTATTAAAAATATATTACAAAAAATTATGAAGGAAGATAAAAAAGTATTAGGTAGATGGAATATTGAAATTTGTGATAAAAAAATGAATTTCAAAATAGATTTATCTAATGAAGACCATTGTGGACCTTGTGGTCAATATATGTTAGATAAACAAGATAATGATAAGCAATTTAATTATAAACAAATTAATCAAAATACACAAGATAATGCTAAGAAATAAAATTATATATTTTATACTACAATTATAAAATATATAAAACTGGTCCTCCTATTGATGAGTTAAATCGCGTCAAAAACAAATGAAATCCTTCTCAATGATATTATTATTTTGAATTATTTTGATTTATTTTGGGTGATGTAACTTCATATTTATTAATATTAAAATAAAATTTTGTTATTAACAAAATAAAATAAAAACAAAATGTAATACTATTTGATATTAAAATGGGATTTTTATTTTCCAATATGCCATATAAACCCATAAAAAGACATGACAAAAAACCAATAAAAATAAAAATATAAGAGATTGCGTCAGAATTTTTAATTTTATAAATATGATAAATTTGTGGTATCAAATTAATACTTATAAAAAAAACTCCAATGTAACCTATTATCTCATTTGATTTAATCATTTATTAATATATAACTATTACATATGTTTATTATTTTATTATATATATAAATTATTTAACCTTTTTATAAAACTTATTAATTGCATCGTGATAAGCAAATATCATAATATTCTTTGTTCAATTCAATCCCAATACATTTTCTATTTGTGTTTTTACATGCTAATGCAGTTGTTCCGCTACCTAAAAACGGATCAACCACTAGTGATCCTTCTTTACTAAATAATTTTATTAAATGTTCTATTAATGCTACTGGTTTTACTGTAATATGAATATTATTCTCTCCCTTCTCTGTTTTTGATGGTTTTGAAATAAGGAAATTTTTATCATAACTTTCATTATATTCTTCCGTTGTAATTATATTTGCAGGAACTCTATCATTATTCGAACCAACTTTTTGTGAAAAATCCAATAAACCCGTTTTAAAATTTATTTCATTCTGTATAAATGTTAACTTTCCTATGGGTTTCATTGCTACGCATATTGGTTCAAAACAAGACCGAATTTGCGGTGTTTTATAATCTTTATATTCTTCTATTAATTTATTCTTTTCTTCTTCACTAATTTTCATTTTTTCAATAATATGTGTAACGGACATACCTTTTGGCATACTTTGTGTATAAGTCCAGTTTATCATATCCCTTATTTCAAAACCGGCAATTTCACAACTCATCGCGATTGCATGGTATAATCTTGGCGATGAAAAGGATAAGAAATAGGCGCCTGGTTTCATTTTTTGAAATAATAATTTTGACAATTCTAAGTAATAGTCATATAAATTTTTAACTTGTTTTTTATCAAATTTCATTCCTTTTGGCAAATGTTTGATATGACTATTTTTAACATCATTTGTAATATCATCTGAAGACCATGCATTATCTAACTTATCAATAAAATAGGGTGGATCTGTTATTACACAATCAATACTATTATCTTCTAATTTACTTAATTCAATCATGCAGTCATTATTCAAAATAATAATGTTTTTATTTGGTTCATTCGTTGGTTCATTCGTTGGTTCATTCGTTGTTACATCTGTTGTATATGGAGAAGAAGATTCTTCATCAATTACAAGTTTAATATTTTTTATACTTTTTTTAACAGGTTTTTCACTTGTTTTATTTATTAATGCAATTAATTCATCTTTATTTTTTGATTTACATTTTTTCATTCCCATTTCCATACATTTTGATAAAAGTTCTTGTTTTGTTAATTTTGAATAATCCATTTATTATGATATAGAGTTGTATTAATACTATATTGTTATTTATTTATTATTCATTTCAATTTTAATAATAATAAATATTAATAAATATTAATATAAATGAATATAAATGAAAACATTATATTATTATCACGATTGTTACAGACAAATTTATTACCTTATGCAAATAATTAATAAATAAAACATTTGGATTTACTAAATTGATTCTAGTGAATTCGAATATAATGACGAAGAAATATGTTATTGTAGTTTATGTAATACCTTCAGAAACATTACATTATTGAAATATATTATATTATTCACAACTCGTCGTTTACACTTGAAGATTTAAACAAGAAAATATATTGACATCTAGTTGAATAATTTGTATATTATCGTAACACCATTCATTAATTTGCAACGAACGATACATATTTGTCGATTTTATTTCATATTCTTTTTTGTTGACATACAAGTAACCACGAAGCAATTTATTTTCGCACGAATTTTCCTTTGATATGTAATATGTTAAAATAATATCTATTTTGACATCGTTTATAGTACCCGTCTTTTTAATAATTGCATAATTTTCAACTGAAAATATTAATTTTGATACACAAGAAAATATATTTTTATTTTTTAAATTTTGAAAACTACAACTATTACTACTATCATAAGTATCACTTTCTTTTGGATCCAAAGTTAAACAAATATAATGTGAAACATTTTCCATGACTATTAAATCATAACAAAAATCTTTAAATTTAAATACTTGTATAAACTAGTTGTATATAAACAATATAAATATATAATCAAAATAGATGTAATAAACTATAACAACTTTATAAATGTCAAGATTTATCAAATTATCGAATTTAATTGTAAATACTAGTAAGATTGTTAAAATTGAAACTTATGCAGATTCACATTATATGTATATGGTTAATACTCGAATAGAAGGTTTCTTCTTATTTAGTAGTGGTTTCATAGATTCAGAAGATCATATTATTAAGATATGTAAAAATAAACATCCAATAGATTATGAGATTGTAAAAGAATGGATTAAAAAATTATAGGTTTTTATTTGCATTGTTCTATTTTACATATCGAGAGATAAGAAACAATAAACATATTGTAAAACATATTAAAACGAAAAATATATAAATACATATAT